CGTCAAGGTCAAGGTCAACACAGCCTTCCTAAAGGGACTCGCAAACTTTCTCGCGGTCAAGGCCGCTAATACCAATGCTTACTATTCTTGGTCTTAAAGTTTCCTACGAAACTCTTGCCTTCTTTGCTCTGTTTATTGGCTCTGAAGTTGTTGGCAACAGCAAACTTAAAGAGAATAGCCTCGTTCAGCTTCTCCTCAATGCTGTCAATTCCCTGAAGCCCTTCCGTTCGGAAGACGACAAGATTCAAAAGGTCAAAGATTCCATCCTCAAGTGATGAAGGGTACGGTGAGTGACTAACATTACTTTAGCTGTCCCGCAATATTATCTCCAAACTGACTCAGCTACCCGTCATGGGGACCGCATGTGCTTTTCTAGTACGTGTGCCATGGCAGTGAAATATCTTAAGCCTCAGGCCCTTTTGGGGTCTAATGCTGATGATGACTATCTTCGTACCGTTCTTAAGTATGGAGATACCACCGAAGCCCTATCGCATGTTAGAGCCTGTTCTCATTATGGGGTTCAGGCTACTTTTTTAAAGAACGGCACCCGTACAACCCTTGAAAAGGAGCTGGAAAAGGGCTATCCGGTGGCTTGTGGAATCCTTCATAAGGGTCCTGCTCATGCTCCACAAGGGGGAGGCCATTGGATGCTTGTGGTTGGGCTTACCGATACCCATGTTATCTGCCATGACCCCTATGGAGAGATGGATAACGCAAATGGGGGCTACCTTAAACCAGGTGTTGGAGGTAAATATGTCCCCTATACTTGGAAAAACTGGTCCAAACGATGGATGGTAGAGGGTAATGGTTCTGGATGGTACATGACCTTTCGGAAAATCAACCAAAATCCATAAAATAAACCCTATTTTTTAAATCTATGGCCTTTCCGGCAAGCCCCAACATCGGGGACACTCATACAGAGAATGATACCCTCTGGACATACGGTTCCAATGGCTGGTATAGCACCGTCATTGGGGACGCTAACGATACAAAATACACTTGTGGACCGTCTCTTGGGTCACTTAATGATGTAGATCTTGACCCTCCTCCTAGCGATGGGGATGCTTTGGTCTATGACAGTGCTACTGATACTTGGATTCCTGGTGCTGGTGGCGGTGGCGGCGGTGGTGATACTGTTACCATTCAAGCCTCGGCAGCAGATGTTCTTTCGGTAAGCAGTGGCGCTATTAGTGCTGATGATGCTGGCGCTGATAAACTCGTCTTTTGGGACGACTCTGCCAGTAAACTTACCCACCTAACGCTAGGCACTAATCTAAGTATTACAGATACTACTATTAATGCTACTGGTGGAGCAACCCCAGGTGGTAGTAATACTCAAATTCAATTTAATGATGGTGGTTCTACTCTTGGCGGTGATGCTGATCTGACTTGGAACAAGACCACCAACGTTATGACGGTTGCTGGTGATGTCAACCTCAATGATGGGGGAACATTTACTACTACCCTTCAAACAGTCACCCCCACAGCCAACCGCACCATCAGCTTCCCCGATGCCACTGGCACCGTCGGGCTAGTTGCAGGCTCTAGTGGGCAGGTGGTGTATAACAATGCTGGTGCTTACGCAGGTGGCAACCTTGGCTACAACGCCACTACAGGCGTCTTTGGCTACGTCAGTGGAACTGGCACCGTTACCCAAGCAACCAACAAGGCCACAGGCGTAACCCTCAATAGCCCCAGTGGCCAGATCACGCTCAACAGTGCTGCCTTGGCTGCTGACACTACGGTTAGCTTCACGTTGACCAACAGCTCCATCACGGCAAATGATGTTCTGATCCTGAACCATCTCAGCGGTGGTACGGCTGGGTCTTATTTGCTCAATGCTCAAGCTGCTGCTGGTTCGGCCAGTATCAATGTCCGCAACATCACAGCGGGCTCCCTTAGCGAAGCCATTGTCATTGGCTTTGCTGTCATCAAAACCCCCTAATCATCATGGCACAATTTACGATTGAGATTCCCGACCAACTGCTCAAGGTAGCACTGATGCGCTGACGCCTGAAGAATACTTTGAGGCAAGCATCGTTGAAACCGTGCGTCAACGGGCTGAGGCTTACAAAGTCGGCCCCTATTACGTCGGCCCCATCCCGCCCCAGTTCAATGCTGATGGGACGCCCTATACCGGGACTTCCCTAGAGGACAACGACACTAACCAGCCGGAGGAAGTATGACGCTGCTCATCCAGAAGCCGACTGGGGCGAAGCTGAATTTGGCGAAGGAGTTCACCTGGAACGAGAGCGTCTGGAACCCCAGCATGATCTCCACAGCGTTGTGGCTGGATGCCAATGATTTGACCACCATCACCCAAAGCGGCGGTGCTATTACATCATGGAGGGATAAGAGCGGCAACAACAGGACCGCCACCGCTGACGGCAACCCTACCTACAGCGCCACTGGCATGAGCACCAGCAAGCCAGCGGTGCAGCTTGATGGAACAGGTGATGCGTTTACGTCTTCTATCACTGGCATCGGCAGCTTCAATGCGCTTGATGTTTATATGGTGATGCAATCAACAGCAGCGGCTGCGGTTGATATCAACAGTGCAGTTTTCTGGGGATACGGCAACACGAGTACTGCTGGCGGAAGTTATCCTGCTAATAGTGGGATATTCTTTTCTTCTGCGACAGGAGTGCTTTCTGGAGAAACGCTAATCATAGGCGCGGAAACGGCTGCAGTTATTGCTGGCAGACTTGGCAGCAGTGCATACTCACGCGCAGCAAACACTGCGCAAATACTCAACAGCCGTTACTCCACATCGGGGTCATCAGTTTTTTCAAACGGATCTGCAATTACTCTAGACTTATTGAATCAAATCACAACAACTACTAACACCGCTCCGTCTTCTATTACCTACACGTTTGACAGCAATTTTTACATTGGTGCATTTAGAAATGCTGCTGCGCTTGTGTACAGCCCTGCCATTAAATTTGCGGAAGTAATTGTAAGCTCTACATTGCTAAGCACGCTGAATCGCCAAAAGATCGAAGGCTACCTAGCCCACAAATGGGGCCTCACCGCTGACCTCCCCAACGACCACCCGTACAAAACCGTGGGGCCAACACCATGATGTATCAAATTCCCCCCACCGAAACCACTGCCACTACGACTGCTTGGAGGATGGTGCCATGAGTTGGGTTATTACAGGGAGCCAAAAGAACAAAGGATTGATAGATGAGTTTACCGGGGCGGCTGCTGCCTACAGCTTGCGCGATCTAACGTTTTTGCGCGGTGGCCCAGTCGTCCGTGTTCGCCGCTCCAGTGACAACGCTGAATCCGACTTTACGGCTACGCAAGTAAGCGATGGAACGCTGGCTACTTTTTGTGGTGCTGGCAACGGTTTTGTGCGTACTTGGTACGACCAGAGCGGAAACGGAAATCACGCCATAAATTCAACAAACACGGTTGGGAGCCGCCAACCGCAAATCGTAACCAGTGGCGCTGTAAATCTCCTCAATTCAAAGCCTTGCCTTACTTATGCATCAGATGCTGAAAGTAATTTAAACCTTACTTCCCGCATTACAAACGTAGCCTCGGTGTTTGAAGTGCTAAAGCTATCTACTGTTGGCGGCAATGATCAGAACTGCCTTTTGGGAGACACAAGTGAATTTAATTATCTTGCTGGGTCGACCCAATGGCTTAGTTCTGTTTTTGCTAGCGCTTCGGTAAGAAATGGAGTAAACAAAATAAATGGGGTTGTCACTAACTTGGCACTGACAAACAGATCGACAAGTCACGTTCTCATATCTATGATTCACAGCGGTACTGCTACTGTGTCTGCAATTTCAAAAGATCGTACTTTTCAAAGCCGTAGCTTAATGGGAAACTTGCAAGAGATTATTCTTTACAGTACGTCTCAATCAGCCGCTGTTTCTTCCATTGAGTCCAACATCAACTCTTACTACGGCATCTACTGACCCAACCCTCGTAGTGTCCCCGACTAATAAGAAACCTTAAAAATTAAATAATTATGGCTCATCCTGTTGTTCCTATATTTCCAGCAAATCCCGTAATAGGTCAAGTTTTTGTCCCTGCTCATGGTGGTAGTTGGACGTATACAGAACTTGGATGGGTTAAAACTATTATTGTTTTGACTTCTGATTATCCCATTTATAATGGATTGCTGGTTGAAACTAAAAACTAAAACTTATGACTCAACGAGCAAACGAAGAACAGTTCAACGAGCTTCATGGCCTCGTTACTAATGAACTAATTATACGTATCAAGTCAGGCACAGCCACCACACAGGATATTAAAGCTGCTGCTGATTGGCTATCTAAGAATAATATTACGGGCGTTCCCGTGCTTGGTTCTCCACTTGCCACCCTCTTTAATAGTCTTGAATTGGAGATGGAGGATGTCGAAAGGGCCATCCGATAACGATGAAGATGTGTCAGTAATGCTCAGAAACTTGGCAGCTACTGCCTTTTTGGGCCTTTTTAGTTGGCACTTAATCACCCTACATAATATTGCTAAATCGGTTGAGGTGCTGGTCGAAAGAGTAAGTGCTTCTAACACAAGGATTGAGCGCCTTGAACACGAAGTATTCTTTAAGGATCAAAACTATGGCACCCAAAAGAGCAACAACCCCTAAGCGAAGTGCTGCGTATTATCGGAGTAACCCCGAAGCCTACGC